CTACCGTTGTTTCGCAAACATTCAAGAAAAACTACACAGGTCAGGCCGCTTCCGCGACTACCGACACCATCTGTGTACTGCCTGCTGGCGCTCAAATCGTTGACATTCTGATTGACACCACCGTTGCATTTACAGGCTCAACTGCCGCAAACGTGTCCATTGGTGACGGCACTACCGCCGCTTTGTACTGGGCTGCTACTGACGTAACTACTGCGGGTCGTGCGGCTGTTAGTAACGCAGCAGCCAAGTTGGGCGCATGGTGTGGTGCAGCTTCTACTACATCCCCCAACGGGATTGGTATCGGTGCTACAGACGTTAAAGTGGTTGCCACAATGACTCCAACCGTTGCAGCAGTGACAGCAGGTACTGTGCAGTACACAATCATGTACGTGGTTGCCGACTCTACTGGTTTGCAGTTCCCAGCGTCTGCTTAATTGATCTTGGGGGCTTCGGCCCCCGTTTTAAAGGAGATTAATTATGATGCAAACAGACGTACTAGCGGTTCACAGAGAAACCACAGGCACAATGGTGTCGGGACGCAATAGGGTTAAAGGTCTTATTGTTACTCCCGGTGGCACGGCTGGGGACATTATTTTGAGGGATGGTGGCTCCGGTGGAACTACTCGGCTTCAGTTTAATTTGTCTACCAATCAGTCTGCGTTCTCCTTCACAGTGCCGGGTGAGGGTGTTTTGTTTCTAACAGACATACACGTTACGCTTCCAACTTCGTCAAAATTAACGGTGTTCTATGGCTAAGAAGCAAGGCCCGGTTCTCTCTGTTGGTCGGGGGGAAAAGCTCCCTGTATCTCAGGGGGCCGGTCTGACTGCCAAGGGCAGGGCCAAGTACAACGCAGCTACGGGCAGCAACCTCAAGGCTCCACAGCCCCAAGGTGGTAAGCGCAAGGACTCGTTTTGTGCCCGGATGAGCGGTATGCCGGGGCCGATGAAAGACGAGAAGGGTAAGCCTACCCGCAAAGCTGCGGCTCTTGCAAGATGGAAGTGCTAGGAGAATATTGTGGACAATTTTTTTAGGGTTACAGAAGATGCGGCAGGGAACCCTGTCTATAACCACAACAATGAGGTTGTAACCAAAGATGTTTTTGACCAAAGACGGCAAACAGCTAAAGACCAACTAGAGGCCCTTAAAAATAGGGTTACCCCCGGCCTTGATGATGACCCAACCATACAAGCAATGAAGGAAAGAGCGCGTGCCAATACGGAAAGAATGCGTGCCAATAAACCCATTGCAAAAGCTAAAGGTGGCGTTGTAAAGGCCTCTTCCCGTGGTGATGGTATTGCCCAGCGTGGCAAGACCAAAGGTCGGATGTGCTAAATGCCAAGCACGAGCAAAAAGCAGCACAATTTCATGGAGGCAATAGCTAACAGCCCGAGCTTTGCCAAGAAGGTAGGTGTCCCACAGTCCGTGGGCAAGGATTTTAGTAACGCCGACAAAGGCAAATCTTTCTCAAAAGGTGGTGATATGGCTACGAAAATGAACCCCGGCTTCATGGCAATGATTGCTAAGAAAAAAGACGGCAAGCACAAAATGCCTGATGGCAAGATGATGAAGGACTCTGCCATGAAGAAAATGGCAACCGGTGGTTTCGTCCGTTCGGCTGACGGCGTTGCTTCCAAAGGCAAGACCAAAGCCAAGCAGATCAAGATGAAAAGCGGCGGCATGTCCTGCTAAGGAGAATATCATGAGAACACGTAATTTTGATACCGATGGCATTGCTGACGATGAAGAGGTTGTCGTTGTTGACAACAACGAAGAATCTGCTCCTGAAAGCACCCGTGCGTTTGCAGCGCCTGACAGGTTTTCACCTAAATCTCAAGATTTTAAGTCTGCTTTTGCGGATGCTCGTTCTGCTGGCAGCAAGACTTTTGAGTTTAAAGGGAAAAAATACACTACTGATTTAGCAAAATCAACGCCATCTGCAACTGAAAAAGCATTCCTCACTGAGGGGCGCGGCAAAAATGTTGTAGCAAAACCAAAATATCAGTCTTTGCAAGATCGGGCTGAAGAGTACGCCATGAAGAACAAGGCGGCTGGCAGGGGTATGTACGGAACCAAAAAATCGGTAGAAGAAACACGGACGCCTAAACGCGCCAGAAATCTTACGGATATGGTGGGTCTAAGTAGTCAATACGCCAAAGGCGGTTCAGTTTCATCTCGGGCAGATGGCATAGCCCAGCGGGGTAAGACCCGTGGCAAGGTGTGTTAGATGATAGCCTCCCGTGGCATGGGGGACATCAACCCCAGCAAGATGCCAAAAGCCAAGAAAACAGCACGCCGTGACAACACGGACTTTACGCAGTATGCTGACGGTGGGGAGGTGAAGTCAAAGGTCAATGAGGCTGGCAACTACACCAAGCCTGATCTGCGTAAACGGATATTCAACAGCGTCAAAGCTGCGGCTGTACAGGGTACGGGCGCAGGGCAATGGAGCGCGAGAAAAGCCCAGCTAATGGCTAAACGGTATAAAGATGCTGGCGGGGGCTACCGAGATTGAAAGCGCCACAGCAGTCCCTGAAGGATTGGGGTGACCAGAAATGGCGCACCAAGTCTGGTAAACCGTCGAGTAAGACGGGGGAGCGGTACTTGCCTGAAGCTGCGATTAAAAGTCTTAGTCCTAGTGAGTATGCTGCGACAACCAAGGCCAAGAGAGCAGGTAAAGCTGCTGGAAAACAATTCGTAGCCCAACCCAAGGGCATAGCAAAGAAAACCGCAGGATTTAGATAATGACAACTTCGGGCGTTGCTAACTTTGACATGGACCTGAGTGAGGTCATTGAGGATGCGTTTGAACGCGCAGGCTCTGAACTCCGCTCTGGCTATGACATGCGTACGGCGCGTCGGTCACTCAACATCATGTTTGCTGACTGGGCCAACCGGGGCATCAACATGTGGACAATTGAGCAGGGATCATTCGCCCTGACTCAGGGGTTGAACACCTATGCGCTGCCGGTGGATACCGTGGACTTGCTTGAGCATGTCATCCGCACAAACGCCAACTCAACTTCCAATCAATCTGACCTGACCATCACACGTATCAGCGTCAGTACCTACGCTACGTTGCCTAACAAGCTGACGCAAGCTAGGCCCATTCAGGTAATGATCCAGCGCAACTCGGGGCAAACTTCCGCCACAACCCTAGCACTTAGTGGTGCGGTGACTGCTACAGCCACCACGATCACTTTGGATTCTGTCATAGGACTAGCTGCTGCGGGTTACATCAAGGTGGATAACGAGATCATCTACTACGGGTATATCGTAGGCAATGTCCTGACAGCTTGCTCTAGGGGGCAGGCAAACACTACCGCAGCCACGCATACGACGAGTACAGCCGTGTATGTATCAAACCCCCCTGCAATCAGCGTCTGGCCCACGCCTGATGGCTCCCAGACCTATACCTTTGTGTACTGGCGGCTGCGTAGGAACCAAAACGCTGGGGACGGCTCGGATACGATGGATGTGCCGTTCAGGTTTATTCCGTGCGTAGCAGCAGGGTTAGCCTACTATTTGGCACTCAAGATACCCAACGGAATGGAGCGGCTGCAGGTATTGAAGATGCAATATGATGAGGCATGGCAGTTGGCGCAGGATGAGGACCGTGAGAAAGCCTCAGTTCGATTTGTGCCCCGGCAGATGTTCCTAGGCTAGACATGGGCAACAGGTTTTCATCCGGTAAGAATTCGATAGCGGAATGTGACCGCTGCGGGTTTCGCTACAAGTTGAAGGAACTGAAGAAGGAAGTTGTCAAGACCAAAACTTACAACTTGCTAGTGTGCCCAACCTGCTGGACACCAGATCAACCTCAGTTACAGTTGGGGATGTACCCGGTAGATGATCCACAAGGAGTGCGGGAGCCGCGCAGGGATTTGAGCTACTACGCTTCTGGCTTGCTGGTAGATGGGTATTCAGGCGAAGGAAGCCGAGTATTTCAGTGGAACTGGAACCCGGTAGGTGGTTCTAGGGCAAACGATGATGGGCTGACTCCCAACTACTTGGTGGCAGCATTGGAACTTGGTTCAGTTACAGTAACTTAGGAGTTGATATGGACAAGGCAGATA